TGCGGATTGGTGTAGCTCTGTGCCGGCAGCATCATCATGTTGCCGATCACCCCGTGCAGCAGGGTCAATCCATGCTTAGGCAAGATCCAATCCGGGATGGTCGGCGGGAAACAACACAAGGGATCGGTGACCGTCTTGACCACGATCGCCGTCATCGGTTGAGTTTGGGTATAAGGATAAAGGAAATGCACCGTGCCGATATCCGGCATAATGGCCTGCTGCAGTGTATTGTTCTGGTCGAGCACGGCCTCAAGCCGCACGATCCGTCCCTCGGTGGGGTATAGTGGATAATCCAGCGTTTCAGGAATAACCGTGAAATTGATATTTTCGGTCCAGCAATTCGATTGATCGAAAAAATCCTGCAACACGTCGAACAACGTCACCCGCAATTGCGCGTCGGACGCACCCATCAAGTAAACCTTGGCCGAACCCAATAACTTGGCCCAGTAAGCGTCGAACTGTTTCTTTTTACTCATTGGCCACCCTTGCTTTTAGGCGGTGAGCCGCCGACCACGGCACCCAGCGCATGCCCGACCAGTCCTTGGGTGAACAAGGCTAGAAACGCAGTCGCCCGCTGGTCCTGATAATCTTCCTGATCCCGCTCCAGCGCGTGACCGATCATTCCGTGCAACAGGGCTAGACGAAATTGCGGTTCAAAATCGACGTAGGTATCGTCGACTGCGTTGAACGCCTGCACCTGACCACTGACATCGATATCGTAGACAAACAACTCCGGCTTGATCCGGCGAGCCTCAAGCAGCGCCACATTCAACGCCGTCAGCATCGATTTATCCGTGTAGCGATAGTCTGGAACCAGATCCTGCAGCAGAACCCGGGCATCGGCGACGTAGTCAGCCACCGTGTTGAGCGTGGGCTGATCCCGATCACCGAAATTCCCGAAATAGCTTGGGGACGTTGCCATCCCTAGACTCCCGCTGTTCAGCGGGAGTCTAGGGACGAGTTCTTAAGAAACGGTTAATCAGACGAGGCTGATCTTAGCCTCGCAGAGCGCCGTGTTATCGACGATCTGATAACCGTAGACCTGCAGACCGCGCAGAATCTGACCGAAGGTCAGCTCAGAACGCAGGGTTTCCACCTTGCTGATCTGGCTGGCAAACGTCAGTCCATGAGCGTGTCCGGCAAAAATCGGCTGTTCGCCGGCCGCGAAATTCGTCGCGTCCGTCGTCACAGACGGCAACAGGTTGGAAATGTAGATGGTGAAGCGATCCACCATCCCGAGGCGTCCGTTGCGAAGCATGGACACTGGATCGCCAGACAGATAAGCCTGACGCAGTTCGGACTGCTTGAGATAGCGTCCAGCAGCCGCCGACATCACCACCCAGCGACCCTCTTCCGGAATATTCTGCTCGTCGAGGCACTGGCCGAGACGAAGCAGTGCGTCCAGAATCGTCGCCTGACCAGCGGTCGGCGTCTGCGCCACCGCAATGGGCGTCCCCTTGATCCCGAGATTGAGGTTCTTGGAGATGGCACCGGCGGTCGCCCCCTTGTTAAAGGCAGCCGCGCCCCCTACAATCCCACCGAGTACATCGCGGTCTACAGTGATCTTAAGTTGTTGGGCGGCATCGTCGCTCCACATGCTCAAGATATTGAGATCGCTCTGAACTTCCATGACATCGTCGAGAATCAGGGAGAAGTACTTGCCGGTCGAGATGTAAAGCTCGACGTTGCCGCCGGAGGGGCGGTCGAGGCCAAGCAGACCGTCTGCTTGGTAATCCTTGATGGTGATAGTAGGTTTCGTCCTGATTTTCACCCTATCGCCCATATTTTGGATTTCGCCCTCATAGTCGGTGTTGGAGATCGCCGACAGGACGGTGGACGCATAGAATTTCTCGACCAGCTTGGCCGACCAAATTTCCGGAATAAATCCAGTCGCTTGGAGGGTGTTGGCAGTCGAGCCAACAGGCGTAAGCGGAGTGCTGGTTGCTGGACCAGCAATAGGATAACCAGCGGTACCAATAGGCATAGGCGTAGCCCCTGTGCATGGGGGCTACCGCGCATCATGAGTCGTCAGGCACCCCCCGGTTTACCGGATGCGCCCTTCGCGACCTGCTGCAATAATATCGAGATCCTGGCGTTGCCATTCGGCCTCACGACCGACATACGCACCTTTCTGATGCATACGGTACAGCTGCGCGATTTGAGCGCGTGTGTAAATGGGTTTGTCGGGCGGCACCGAGGTGTCACCACCGGTGGCCGGCCTTGCCCGTCCAGGAGCCGCTAATGTCGCCAGATTCATCACCGCTTCCCTAGGAGCCGCTGGCTGCTGGGAGGTAGGTGCTGGCTCGATATGGCCCGTGGCTGCTTCCTCGTTCTGGAAGCCTTTAAAGAACGAGATCACCCTAGGAGCAGAGCTGCTGGATATGGCCTCGTTCAACAATGTCTGTCTAACACGACCGGACAAAACGTCAACCCCAAGCAGCCAACGATGCCAGCGTGGGTTGCGATCGATTTCCCGAAAATTCGGCACTGCCAATTCAACCGCCTGATCCAGTCGACGGCGCGCTTCCATCGCCAAACGCTTGCGCAATTCGGCGTTCTGCTGCTCGACCTCCTGCAATTTAGGCTGGACCGCCTGCAGCGCGGCGCGCTGGGTGACGTCGAGCAAATCCGGCCCGTAATTCTGAACATCCTCATCCGTTAAATAGTTGGCCTGCGCCTGCGGTTGCGGCGGGGGGGCTGGTCTGGCCTGTTGGGCGTGCATCAATTCACTACCCAATTGCATCATTTGTTCCTGCATTTCCCCGATCGTTTTGGTCGCGCCCTGCCAGCGACCCTGCATGGCCAGATAACGATGCTTCCAGCTCTGGGAATTCTCGTCCTCGGGAGCATCCGCAGGCGCCGGCTGGCTTGTCTGGGAGGACGACACCGGTTTCTCCGGCACCTGCGGAGTTTCAGGCGCTGGCTGCTGGACATCGCCTGAAGGGGGGGAATACAGCTTTTCAACCGCTGCCACCCGATCGCGAACAGCCTGCGGAATTGATTCCGGATCATAAGGCAGCTTGGCCATCGGTTTCTGGTCAACCACGACGTCAACCGGCATTTTTTGCCTCCTCGAGAGCTTTCAAAATTTTGACGCACTGCTGCGCGTGACCCTGGTAGAGCTGCAAATTTTCAGTCGTCATGACCATCGTGGTCGTTGCAGCACCGGCGTATTGTTCGAAAGCCGCGAAAAAATCGTCAAATACACGCGGTGCCGCGTTGCGCATGAATCGCGCCTTGATTGTCAAATCACTGGTCGAACTCACGCCGCGTCGTCCGTATCTGGCTCACCGCCGCCTGTATCCGGCGGCATCATGGCTGTAGGTGCCGAGGGGGGTTTGGACCCCATCGGCACCGGAGAAGGTGGCATCGGCGGTCCGCCCAGAGTCCCGACGGAATCTCCCGCACCTAGATCCTGCGGCGAGGTAGGGTAGCGATTAGCCATCCGCGCAAAGGGATCGCCGCCGGTGATGGTAGCACGGCCACCGCGCGTAGACTGTTCGGTCGCACCCTTGCCGACATGCTTGACCACCTTGCCGCCCTTGGCGAACGGAGTGAGGTCCTTCTTGAACGGTTTATTATGGAACATTGGGGCCTCCGTAACCGATTCCGGCTCCGCGAATGCCCATATCCGGCGCGCCGGAATAGAGATCGCCGCCCTTGCCGTAATTGCGGGTGGATGTCGGTCTGATCCGGGGCGCAGCCATTACCGCCTTGGCCGGATCGTTGGAATCACGAACCGACGACAGCGGACGTCCGACCGGACGCGGAACCACCGTACCTGGAGCCCGGGCCATCAGCGTGCACTCGTGCGGCCGGGCTGCTGGGCCTGCGCCTGGCTGAACCCGAACATCTTGCCGGAACCACCGGCAGCAAACTTCGCCCCCGGCGCACCAGACGTATCCTTGCCGGTATTACCGGGCTTATCGGGACCAGCGGCCTGCTTGCCGAACATGTGGGTATCGCCACCCTCGGCAAAGGTCACATTATGCTGGGCTTCCTTTTTGGTGCCGTTGACGCTGAGATTGTTGGCGCGCATGCGAAATCCTCCTCGGCAGCTGGGCTGTCGAGGAGGCTAGAGATTAATTCTTAAGAATTGGTTAAGCCGAAATCCGATCGACGGTAATCGGGCCCGTGTACCCCCGCTCCCAGACATACCAAGCGAACGGGATTGCGCTGGAGGCTTTTTTACCGGTCCAGCCCTTCCGGTGCATCATCGG